GCGGATAGCACAGTCGCCGGTCCGATGGGACCGACGGGACCGACGGGACCTACCGGAGCGGATAGCACGGTCGCCGGTCCGACGGGGCCGACGGGACCGACGGGCCCAACTGGACCGTCTGGAGGTGGTGGGAGTGGAGGCGGTGTGACTCTCTACACCGATCCTGGTTATGACGGAGATACGTCAGCGTATTTCAAACTCCTTGAAAATGCAGCAGCTTCAGTTTTCAAAAATGAGGTGACGGGACTCAACGATCTAAGCATTAGTCAGGCTACAATCATACCCGGAGTTTCTGGACCGTATGGCTATGTAGGGGAGAGTGGAGGTCCCGGCGGCGCCGCGCATTTGGTTGGCGCCTCGTCTGGTCCTAGGCTAGTTACCGCTAATGGTGCGTTTGAGGGCGGCGCAGCTACATTGACCCTATCGCAGTGGATACGCTTGTTAGAATACGGAACGAATTGGCCGATGTTGCTTTGTAAACCGTTCAGGCCATCTTCCTGGACAGCGCCGTATTACGTTGGGGGTTTCACTTTCACCTCATCTACACCTACGGTGTATTTTTCTGTTCAAGTAGGAGGTGGACCCACGCAAATGTATGTCGGTTACAGCGCATACGCAATACCGCTGCACGAGTGGTGCCTACTTTCAGGTACATGGGACGGCACCTATGCACGGTTCTACATAAACGGAATACTGGTGGGAATTTCGGCAGCCGGGTCAGGTAGTATTGCGTATCAAACCGGAGGCAACGCCAGTCCGTGGGTAATCGGGCAACCAGCAGGCAACGAAGGAAGCTATATCACGTTTCGTAGCGGGCCCGTGTGGATTGAGTCGGTAGCACGTTCTGCAGAGCAACTGCTTGCACGATACCAAGCCGGAGCGAAGAGATACTAGTGTCGTTTTGGGGGAGCGCAACGTGAAGATATTCGTACTAGGACACCCACTCACTAAGACTAATCCCGATTTTCTGCATCATGGTTTCACTACGAAGGTGTGGAACCTCTGCGAGATCTTTTTGCGAGCCGGGCACGAAGTGATTCATCTCGGTGTCGAGGGCTCGGCACCTCGGTGTAGTGAGCATGTTTCGGTAGTGTCATCCGAGTTGTGGGAGAAACATATCGGCATAGATGCACACAAACCTCTAGTGGTGGTTTTGACCCAAGAAGAACAAGACAAGCAGCACATCGCTCGCGCCCCTTATTATGAGGCGTTCGTGTCGCAGGCCAGGGCCGCTATTCAAGCACGCTGCGAGAAACCAAACACAGCAATCGTTTGTGTAACGTTGGGAGGTATGCAGTGGGCCGCCGTTTCCGGTCTTGATCAATTTGTTGTTGAGGCGGGAATAGGGTATTTTCCACAAGGCACTCACCGCTTTCGCGTTTTTGAATCGAACGCGTGGGCGCACATGATCTATGGCAAAGAAGGGAAAACGGCCGGTGATTTCTGGCAAGACGCCGTGATTCCGAACGCCACTGATCCTCGGCGATTTGAGTTTCGAACCAAGAAGGATGACTACTTCTTGGTGTTGGGGCGTATGAATGCCGACAAAGGGGTCGGTATTGCGGTGGACGTATGTGAGCGGCTAGGGAAGAGACTGATTTTGGCGGGTACTCCTGGACTTGCGGCGGTGGAAGCGACGAAGAAGTCGCATGTTGAGTTTCGTCCCAACGTGTCCGAGTTCGAACGCAAGGAGTTGCTGGCTGGGGCCCGAGGGATGTTCGCACCCACAAGGTATCCGGAACCGTTCGGGGCAGTCGTGATTGAGGCTGGAATGTCCGGCACGCCGGTGATCTCAACCGATTGGGGCGCGTTCGCTGAGACGGTGTTGCATGGGATCACAGGCTACCGGTGTCGCAACATGGATCAGTTTCTTCGCGCGGTGCGCTCGATCGACCGGATCGATCCCGCCGCTTGTCGTTCGTGGGCACTCGAGAACTTCTCCTTGGACGCCGTTATTCCGTTGTGGAATGAATATCTCCGTGGCCTTCTTGCGCTCAGCGAACCAAAAGGTTGGTACACCGATACTGGTAGCTCGGATGCGACATGGTTGCGTCGAGTGTACCCTGCGGCGTAGGATCAAGGGATGAGTTCTCCACAAGATCGTTTTGGCACGGGTCTCGCTCGACCATTTCGATACGCTCCTGGTGGGTTCGTGTCGGCAACCGGTGTGGAGAAAGTTCTCATGTGCGTTGAGGAGCTTTTGGCCATTCCTATCGGATCGCTGCCGTGGCGGTGTGGGGTCGGGACACGTTTGCTGCGTTTGCGTCATATGAACAATTCGCAGGACTTGCGGCAGATAGCCCGCGTCGATTCGTCCGACGCGCTTCAGCAGTGGGAGCCTAGGTTCCGCTTGTCGAGGGTCACAGTGGCCCCTGTGATTCCGGGAGCGGAGAACCAGATCAATCTGACGGTTTCGGGCACTGTTGTGGGAGTGAAAGAAGTTCAAACGGCTAAGGCGAATATCTAACCGGTCGTGAGCGCCGAAAGAAGACCTGTGCCGATTCCCCCTTCGGCGCCGGAGGTTGCTTTCTTCTTTCGGTGCTTAGGGCCGGTTACATATTCTTGCGACTAGCGGTATACTGACTAAGTGCTATCCCGATCATTGGACTATACCGATCGCGATTTCGATGCGCTTCGTGCGCGTTTGATATCTCTAATCAAGAGCGTACCTAATTTCAGTGGGTGGACCGATTTTCAGGTCGCTGATTTGGGCACGATCTTGATGGAATCCTTTTGCTTTGTGGGAGACGTCCTTGCATTCAACATGGACTATGCGTCTCGCGAAGCAAAGTGGGGTTCAGCTACGCAACTACGTTCTTTGTTGCGGTTATCGAAAATGATCACATACAAGCCACGTGGAGCATCTGCAGGAACGGTGACGGAGACTATTGTGGCGACCGGATTGCAGGCAAATGTGACGATTCCTGCCGGTACCATAATCAATACCAAGGCCAATCCCGCTGTCGGTTTCCAAACCTTGTCGCAACTTGTGCTGACCGTAGCAGCACCATCTGGCGCCGTAGATGTTGAATGCTCACAAAATCAGTCCGAGAGTTTTGAGTCTACCGGACAAGCTAATCAGATCTACGTATTCGGACAGAGTCCATATCTAGCGGCGTCGATAGTGATTTCTACCGGAGCGGGTGCCTGGACTTTGGTGGATAACTTCCTGGCCTCACGATCTGGTGATCTGCATTTCACGCTCGACGTTGATGCTAGCGGCATCGCTACCGCGACTTTTGGTGACGGTACAACCGGTGCAGTTCCGAGCGGTACCGTTTCGATCACCTACAAGACCGGCGGCGGCTTGGAAGGAGAGGCTGAACCAAATACCATTATCGACATCCAAGGTACGTTCTTTGACGCTCTAGGTAATCAAGTAACTCTTACTGCGACGAATTCCGCACCGACTTCTGGAGCCGCTGAGGGAGAAGCAATCAACTCGATCAAGTTGCAAGCACCTTTGTCGTTCATGCTTGGGGATCGAACCGTAGGTCGTGAGGATTACGAGACGACCGCTCGTCGCGCAGCCGGTGTGGGTCGTGCGTTGATGCTGACCAGGCAAGAAGATTCGGCTGTGGACGTCAATACGGGTATGCTTTGGGTTGTTCCGGCAGGACTCGGTTTTCTGACTCAACCAATACGTGATGCGATAACGGCTCAGTTTTTGAAATACCCATTCTCGCCGTCATTCGTATTGGATGTAATGGATCCTTGGTATCTTGACGTTTCAATCATCGTTCGCGTGTATTTTAGCGGCTCGGTTGTTCCGGCACAAGTCAAAGCTGCTATTCTTGCGAATCTCACGGCATGGTTCGCGCTAACCACAACCGATTCCGAAGGATTAGTGACCGATAATTTGAACGTGAATTTTGGTTACTATATTCAGGGTAGTAATGGAAATCCAACGGGAAGCCTCGCACTATCCGATCTCTTCAACGTGATCGACAACACGGTCGGGGTCCGCAAGATTGGTGGCAATCCCGAGGATTTCCAGCTTGCCTCGGCCCGTGTTACGACAGGTGGTTCGACTCCGGTGCAGTCCGCCGGCTACCACGACCTGACGATCATGTCTAGGGAGTTCCCTCGGTTGGGCACCTTGAGAGTCATCAACGGGGATACCGGAAGCGACGTTTAGTTCAGGCGGGTAATAATGACCTCGATCGTCTCTTCCTCCGTTGTCACACCGAGAGTGTTACGTGTGATTTTGTCCGGTGCGGTGGACATTGCGACACTTTCTCCGCCTGTAATGGCCTATTCGGCGTGGACCATTACCGGAACGAGCGCTCCTCCATTTTCCGTGCCTACTGTCGATTCGCTGGTTGGTGTTGATAGTGTCACTAATCCCACCACTATTGATTTGACACTCGCATTTGATTTGAGCACGGGCAAGTCCTACACCCTCACCACCACCGGTCTTTCCGGAACGGGAGTTTTTACCGTACCGGCTTTGTCAATAGTGTCCGACCGGCAGTTCACCCTGCTTTCGTGGGTACCTAAAGACGATTTGCGAAAAGATGACACTGGAGATCTGCGAGCATTTGTTGGAGTGCTCGATGATCAATTGGCATTGTTGGTAGACAGCGTCGACAAGTGGGGTGAAATTCAGGACCCTGATTTGGCCGCCGAGCAATTCGTAGATCAGATGCTCGTCGATTTGGGGAATCCCATTCCGGACGCCGTTTTGACGTTGGCCAAAAAGAGGATTACGGTCAAGACTTTGGTTCCGATATTCAAGCAGCGGGGAACTGGGCCCGGCCTGATCAATGCGATCTACTTCTTCTTGGGGCTGAGCGCCGATTTGATCGTGGCCAATCGTCAAGGGATGCGCCTAGGATATAGTCTTTTGGGCGTGGATTGGGTGCTTGGTTGTGGGGACAACAAGTGGTGGCTGGGACTACGAGTCGCTACGCCGAGTGGGAGGGCGTTCACCGACTGTGAGTCCAGAGTGCTCAAGCAAATCATCAAGCTCATGCGGTGCGCTCAAGACACTATCGTGCCACAAGCGGTTCTTGCGGCCCCGACCGGTGTGTCTGCTGCTGCAAGTATGACTCCGGCCGGTATCACGGTCTCATGGTCGGCCGTGGACGGGGCTACGGCCTACGCCGTGTACATGCGTTCGGTTACGGGGGTGACGGTTAGAAACGGTTCAAGGTGGTCTGCAGGTGGTTCTCTTAGTTTGCAG